TCATCGCACCGTCTGATAGGCGCGAGCTTTCTTGTTATAGACCAGATCGACCGGCGCGCCGCAGGAAAGGCAGTTGTAGGTGATACTGTCCTCTTCAATGTTCGTTCGATACTTGAAGCTCTTCCCGCACTTACAGCGGATGTGCGCCGACGCGAGATCGTGCAGCGGCGTTTCTCCACCGCAGGCCGCACACCGATAAGACGAGATAGGCTGTTTGACACAAAAGCCTCGCAAATCTCCGCACTGTGCGCACCGAATAAGCAGAAACCCCTTGTATGTCTTCGGCGTGGTCTCCTCGACTTCTGCTCTATCAGGGATAGCCCATGTCTCTTTCGGCCCGAACATAGTCTCCGCGCGGCTGGGCTTTGCACGAATCGAAGTCGGCTCTGCCTTGTGTATCTCCGGCAGGGAGGCCTTCGTTGCAGCGCCGCGCCACACAGGGCGGCAGTCTATGCCGTTTCCGAGACGGCAATGCCATCTGTTCGCGCCGCTGAACTCCTCTTTCTCTCCGTGCTCACAATATTCGCAGTTGCCGTTCAGCCACAGCAGGGCGGCAATATCGGTCGCGGCGGCGTTGATTGCTTCCTCCGCTCCTGCGAACTCCTGCACCAAGTCAAAAAGGCGACTGTAATCGTCGTACGGAATGCGCCCGTTCTCGTTCAGCTCATTGATAAAATCGAGCAGGTTTTCAAATCGTTCCATAGAAGCTCCTTTTCATTCCATCACCACACAACCGCAGGCTGTGCATCGACCGTGAAAGTGTCCGTTGCTGCGTGCTCTGGCGCCGACCAGCGTATTCTCCCCGCCGCAGGAGGGACAATCCATGCGTACTTCCTCCGGCGGCTTGCTCCACTCCTTTGTGAGCGCATCGGGCAGAAATCTTTGACCGCAGAAGATGCACCGCTCCAAACTGTACGGCATATTCCCACAGGAGGGGCATTCGGGAACTCTGCCTCCGTCATAATCCTCAGTCCACCGCAGCTGCACAGGCTCGGCTTTGCCGTTCTCTTTATCGTCGGCGGCGAGCTGATGTTTGCAGGTGTCGCAGTAAAAATCCTTTTTGCAGACCAGTCTTTTGTTCCAATGGCAGAACATCGTGACATCCCCGGTATCAATCATTTCTGTCGTCCTCCTTCGGCGGCTCCGGGAGAGGCATCCAATAGGTGACTGCGACATCGTCTCTATCCCCAATGCCGATATGGACACTCCATTTCGCCCTTTCGGGAGCGCACCAGCCCATATAGACGCCCCATCTTTCGTGCCAATACGCGACAACGAGGACATTGCTACGATCTTCCGGTAACCTCTCTTTTACAGATACCCATTTGGGCATCCGTTTTGCCGCAGCATTCAGCTTCAATTCGAGCCGGCCGGAATAGCGCTTGCTATCCTCGAACATCATCCCCATCTTTACGATTTCGTCCGGCATCAACTCTGTTGCTTCGTAAGAAGCCAGCCGCGCCAGCGCGACCTCATACCCACGGCGGCAGTAAAGCCGCCCATCCTCGTCATACCATGTCAGCTTATCCATTGCGTTCCTCCCTCGACTTGAAACTGCCTGCCGCCCGGCAGCTTCCCCAGTGGGGAGCGAAGCCGGTGCCGGTGGCCTTGTGCGGATCTTCCGTATACTCGCAGGAAATGACCTCGCCGTTAGGCGTGACGATCTTTTTACTGCCGGAGCGGGGCTTTTCGATGTAATAGCGCGGGGTGGCGTCACACGGCATAGACTTCCCGCCGGGTGTTCTGATCCAGACGATAGCCGCGCCGCAGCCTTTGCAGGTAGATGCTCTCATTCGTCGGTCGCCTCCCCGAAAAGCTCATGTGTTCCGTCCTGGAGCGCCTTTTCATCGTCGGACATTTCGTAGCCCAGCTTGACGAGCAGAGCATAGATGCGATCCAGCTTCTCATTTTCCTCGTGCTTCATGGCGTAGCTGTTCCAGTAGCTACGGAAGTAGCCCTCAGATTTGCAATCACCAAGGCGCGCATAGATCATTCGCAGGAGCGCCTTTTCGGGCGTCTTGCCGATTGCGTCGGTCACGGCCTGGAGCGTAAATGCGGCATCGTCCTCGCTATCCTCGTCCTCTTCGGTAAGAGTCTCGGCACCGGTAGCCTGCGCGATCTCCTCTTCGGTGAGCCAGCCGGTATCATCCCAGTATTCGGCGTAGGCCCACAACGCCACGATGTCCGCAAGGCGCTTTTTGATGGCGGCTGCGGAAACGGTAGCCACGAAGTCGGCGCGAAGCTCATAGGCGCGGGCGGTTGCTTCGGACAGTGCCTTTACTGCGGCGTCCTTTCGCTCCTGTTTCAGCTGTTCCTCGCGCTCTTTCGCTTCTTCCTCCGGGGTAAGGGTGGTAGGCTCATCCTTGACCATCAGCACAATATAGCCCCATGTTTCGACGAAGAAGAAATACTCAATGGTATCGGCATCCTCCGGGCGATCCACTTTGACTTCTCCGTTGGTATAGAAGCTATTGACTCTCTTATAGCCGGTCTTGTCGGTGATCTGCGTCGCAAAGGTACTCAGCTGCTCTACCCATAGGGCTTTACGCGCCTCTGCAGCTTCATCATTGATGGCCTGTTTCAGCTTGTACTTGAAGTTCTCAGTGCCGATGTAATCAAGCATTTCGTTCTTGCGCTCCGGGCTTTTCAGCTTGTCCAGCTCCATGTACTCGAAAAGGCTGACGCCGCGCTCCTCGGACTTCTTGAATTTGTCCTTATCCAGCTCCAGGAGCTTCACACGGCGCCGGACGGTGGTAGCGGAAAAGCCGGACTTTTCCGCGATGTCCTCGACGGTATCGCCCATGTCAAGCATCATCTGGAAGCCCTGCGCCTGCTCATAGACCGTCAGATCGGACCGCTGCATATTCTCCGTGAGCATCGTACTCAGCTGCTCCCGCTCCGACATCTCGACCACGACGCAGGGAAGCTCCTCCAAACCAGCCAGCTTTGCGGCCGCAAGACGGCGGTGGCCGATGATAACGCGGTAGCTTTCTCCGTCCCACTTCTTCGTGATCTCCCCGATCAGCGGAACAACGGTTAGGTTTTGGAGTACGCCGTTGACCTTGATGCTCTCGGCCAGCTCGGTCACATCGCCCAGATCCTTACGGGGATTATCGGGATGCCTCCACAGTTTACTGACCGGAATGTACTTGATTTCTGCCATAAAACGCTCCTTTCTTACGCCGAGCTTTGCCCCTCGGCTGGGACAGTTTATTATTTTCGACTCATGCCGTTCACGCGGCACCAGTGCCGCTGGGCCTGCTTTTTCCTCGCTATGCGGCAGGCCGCACAAAATCGGTTTTCCTTGCGCTCATAGAAGGTACCGCCGCACCGTGCGCAATACTGAGGCTGAATGCGCCGGAATGCTGTGCAGCTGTCGCAATCCGTACACCCTACGGAGCATCCGCCAATGTCGTCCCAATTCATGCACATAAACCGCTGCCAGTAAGGATCATAGCCGAGATCGTTCATGCGCTTACGAAGGACCGTTACCAGCGCGGATAGGTCGCGCCTGACCTGATGGCGGGTGCGGGAGATATAGAAGCCATGACGGACGTCCATTTCCGGCGCACCGTGTCCCCACGAGCCATCACCAAGCATTTCCCGCACCTTGTCGGCGTTCTCGGTCAGATAATCGTTGTAGACCTTGGAGCGGACGCACTTTTCGGAACGGCCGACCGCCTTGCCTATGGCGGCGTAGCTGTCACCGTGGCGGATGCCGTCTGCCAGTATCTCAAAATCCTCGCTGGTCCATGTGCCACGCTTTCCGGTCAGCTCCATCGAAACGGGGCGATCCTTGATGCCGAGGTCACGGCAACGGCGCGCGATCGCACCGTGAGAACGATGCATCATCTCGGAAATTTCCGCCCATGAGTACCTGTGCTTACTGAGCAGCATCTTCAGCCGAGAGTCCTCGTCCTCTCCCCACGGGTCTTTCCTCTGAATGGCGTATGCCTCAAAGTCTTTCTTGCGCTGCTCGGCTACCCAGCCCGGCTCCTCACCGAGCGCCAACGGCTCCATCTTGGAAAAGTCGATGAAGCTGCGG